TAACAAATATGTGTTCGTAGTTATATCCATTTTCTTTTTTAATAACAGTTCCTAAGTCATTAAAAATTACATGAGATCTAACAATTGTATGTTCATGATCTTTTAAATCAATAACACTTCCAACTTCTAAGTCTTTTAACATTTTCATTTTATTTACCCTTGTTGTTTGTTTGTTTTATAACTAGCATATTCATAACCATTATGTCTATACTAATTATGATCTTATTTTAAGATCTCATTACCCTATAAAAAATATAGGGTAATAAGTTATTAAAATTCAACTTTAACTATTTTGTCATTTTCATAAATAGGAAATCCATCAATCACTCTAAAATGAGAAATTGATTTTAGATCGCAATATTTATGTAATGATCTTTTACTTGGATTAAAAGTTGGATAACTATTTTTAAATATTTTTGAAAAATCTATATATTGTTTTTCAACTGTATCTTTATTAGTCCAGCCTACAACTTCAAAGTATCTGTGTAATGTATAACTCATTTAAGCAACCTCCTATAGTTATTGTTTAATAAATAAATGTTTAATAAAAAAATATAATCTTTGGAATTGATAACCAAAGTAAGTTTCATTTTCTAATCTTAATAAATGATACTTGTCTGTTTTTGTCATTTCTTCCCATTGTCTTTTTGTTATCATTGTATTTACCTTTGTTGTTTGTTATAACCATATTGGTAAACTATTAATAATATTATGTAAACTATTATTTTTACTAAAATTATTAAGTTATTGAAATTAAAGCGATTTATTTTTAGAGCTACAATTTACGCCAAATATCTTGTTGCTAATAAAATCGCTAAAAAGAAAAATAAGATAAATAGAAAAGATTAATAATAGAAAAGAAATAGCATGGACATTGGACCAATAACTTTTAAGTTGAATAAATAGAATTAAATAAGATCATTAATAGATCATTAAAAGAATAAACAACGCTTAATTGTGTGAATAAATTTAAAGATTAATTGTTATAAATAGTTGCTACTTACCAATACATATAACTTCAATTATAATGCACGTATTGTGTCGGCAATGCAACACTTGTGATATATATACAACAGATTATTATATTAGTTGATATTAAATTTATACCGATAATTAAAAGTTATGGCTGTAAACTATTTAGAAATTGATAGCTTATCTTTTTTAGCTTGTAGAATTTGAAATTCTTAAATTTTGATACCCCCATAAAGCCACCGCATTTTATTATATATATATACATGGGACTGTAGAACACAGTTAGAGCCACAGCCTTACTTTCACCCACACACAGATTCAAATTTGCACAAAAGCTATCCCCAGAAACAACCCACCACCTTTTCCTTGCCAAGCCTACCTTTTCCTATAAATGTTTTATATGTTTGAAAACGACTATGATGATGATTATTATGACGCCAAGGTTAAAGCGTTAGTATTCATTGAAAAGGATAATTCTATAACAGTTAAGTTCACAGGCTTTGAAAGCAAAGAACATTCTGCTATATTCAGTTCATGGCTTATGATGTTATTAAACATTGAGAATGCCATTATAACAGATTCACAATCTAAGCGTATTCACTAATGACAGCAATTACAGAAACCATTATTGTAAATGGAAACGCACAATACAAAGTTCCTTATTTCCCCAGAGAAAAACAAATAGAATTACATTTTAATATTATAAAGTTTCGTTGGTCAGTATTAGTCTGCCACAGAAGATTTGGTAAAACTGTATGTATGATTAACCATTTAATAATGTCGGCATTAAAATCTACGAATAAGAATCCAAGGTACGCCTATATAGCACCCACATTTAAACAAGCCAAATCTATTGCTTGGGATTATATGAAACAATACACAGCTCTAATACCTAATGTTAAATTCAATGAAACAGAGTTACGATGCGATTTACCAAATGGCGCTAGAATAACATTGTTAGGATCAGAGAACTCAGATGGATTAAGGGGTATTTATTTAGATGGCTGCGTTATTGATGAGTACGCAAACATACAAGGTAAGCTATTTACAGAAATTATTAGACCAGCACTATCAGATAGAAAAGGTTGGTGCGTATTTATAGGAACTCCTCAAGGAACAAACAATAACTTCTACGAATTATATCAGCACGCACAAGGTGATAAAGAATGGTTTCATTATAAAGCTAAAGCATCTCAAACTAAAATAGTTGATGATGCCGAATTAGAAGCAGCAAAAAAAGTAATGGGTGAGAAAAAGTACCAACAAGAGTTTGAATGCGACTGGATAGCAAATATAGAAGGTGCTGTTTATGGAGACATCATTGCTAAGATGGAAGATAAGAATCAATTAACTAGAGTTCCTTATGATCCATCATTGCCTGTTTCAACTTCTTGGGACTTAGGTGTATCAGATCATTCAGCTATAATATTTTTTCAACAAAGAGGTTCGGCAATAAACATAATAGATTATTACGAAGAACGAAAAGAAGGTTTACCACATTACATTCAGGTGGTGCAGAGCAAGGAGTATATCTATAAAGATCACTTTGCTCCTCACGATATTGAAGTTATAGATTTTGGAAATGGTAAGACACGAAGAGAAGTCGCCTATCAATTAGGAATAAGATTTAAAGTATTGCCAAAACTACCATTAGAAGATGGCATACATGCAACTGCTATGGTACTTCCTAGATGCTGGATTGATACTGATAACTGTAAAAAGCTAATAGATGCACTAAGACATTACCACAGAAAATACATAGATAAAAATAGGATATTTAGATCTAAGCCAGTACACGATTGGAGTTCACATGCTTGTGATGCTATGAGATATTTAGCTATAGGTTTGGAAGAAAATAACACTAGACAAAATGCTCCACAATCTATAGCAGATAATAATTATAAGATAATTTAAAAATTATAAGGAAAAATATTATGGGTTTTTTATCACCTTCAATGCCAGCGATGCCACCTGCACCGCCTCCTCCTCCTGCACCAGATGTTAGCACAGAGGAAAGCGAAAGGCTTAGAAAGCAAATGGCTGAAAGAGCTAAAAAAAGAAAAGGTGCTGCATCTACAATTTTAACCTCAGGTTTAAATGAAGAAGTAACAACCGAAAAGAAAACTTTACTAGGAGCATAATATGGTATTAGAAATTTTAAAAAAGAAAATTAAAAAAGTTAAAGCAGAAGTTTCATCTATTGTTGATGAAGAAGTTATTTCTAAAAATATAAATTCAGAAAGTAATAATGAAACTGTAAATCAAACTGTTAAAGAAACAGTTTTATCTACAGTATCAGAATCAAAGAGAGGAGAATAATATGGGATCTGGCGGCGGAAGTAATCCAACACCTGCACCAACACCTGCACCTATTCCAGCAGAAGATACTGGTAGAGGAACAGCAAAAGTTGGAGGAGTTTTAAAAAAAACTAGAAGACGTGGAGCTGCTCCATTAGTTGTAGGTGGTTTAGGTTCAACACAACCAACAACTCAAACTACTGATAGTAATTTAGTTTTAGGAATTAAAAGTTTACTTGGACAATAAAAAAAATGGCACAGACAGATCTAGCTAAAGATCTTCTTAGGAGATTTAACAAATTAAAATCTCAACGTCAAAACTGGGAATCGCATTGGCAAGAAGTTGCTGATTACATGATGCCTAGAAAAGCTGACGTAACTAAGACAAGATCTAAAGGAGATAAAAGAACAGAATTAATTTTTGATTCTTCACCACTACATGCTTTAGAATTATTATCAGCATCACTTCATGGTATGCTTACTAATCCTTCTGTTCCTTGGTTTTCATTAAATTTTAAAAATATAGAAATCTTAGATAAAGATGCTGCTAATGAATGGTTAGAGAATACAACTGAAAAAATGTATGACGCATTTAATCGTTCAAACTTTCAACAAGAAATATTTGAATTGTATCATGACTTAATTACGTTTGGTACAGCTGCAATGTACATTGAAGAAGACGATGACGATGTTGTTAGATTTTCAACAAGACATATAGGTGAGATTTATATTTCAGAAAACAGCAAAGGAAGAATTGATACAGTATTTAGAAAATTTAAATTAACTGCAAGAGCAGTTGTAGAACAATTTGGAATGAATAATTTATCTACAAAAGTTCAAACAATGTTTCAAAAAGATCCATACGAAGAAGTTGAAATACTTCATGTTGTTTATCCAAGAGATAAATATGACTCTAAGAAAAAAGATGCAAAAAATATGCCATACGCATCTTGCTATATTGAATTAGGAGAAAAAAATGAAATATCACAATCTGGATTTAATGAGTTCCCTTATGTTGTACCACGTTATTTAAAAGCATCATTTGAAATCTATGGCAGATCTCCTGCTATGACTGCACTTCCAGATGTTAAGATGTTAAATGAAATGTGTAAGACAACTATTAAAGCTGCACAAAAACAAGTTGATCCTCCACTATTAGTTCCTGATGATGGATTTATATTACCAGTAAGAACAGTACCAGGTGGATTAAATTTTTATAGAGCTGGAACTAGAGATAGAATTGAACCATTAAACATTGGTGCAAATAATCCATTAGGTTTAAATATGGAAGAGCAAAGAAGAAATGCAATTAGAGATACATTCTATGTAAATCAATTAATGATGCAGAGTGGTCCACAAATGACTGCAACAGAAGTTATTCAACGTAACGAAGAGAAGATGAGATTACTTGGACCAGTTCTTGGAAGATTACAATCTGAATTATTAAAACCAATGATAGATAGAGTATTTGCTATTATGTTAAGAAAAGGAATTTTTGCTAAACCACCAGAATTTTTATCTGGCGTAGATATTCAAATTGAATATGTATCACCACTTGCTAAAGCACAAAGAAATTCTGAATTACAATCTATTACTAAAGCATTACAATTATTTGGATCTCTTTCTAACATTGCTCCTGTGTTTGATCATATTGATACTGACGCTTTAGTTTCTCATTTATCTGATTTAGTTGGAGTTCCTGCTAAAGTTTTAAATTCACAAGCACAAGTAAATGCTATTAGACAACAGAAACAACAACAGATGATGCAAGAACAACAAATGCAAATGTTACAACAAACAGCTAAAGCTGGTGGTCAAGTAGCTCCACTTGCTAAAGCATTACCAGAGGAATTAAAATCGTTAGTAACACAATAATAAAAACTGAAAGGAAAATAAATGGAAGACAATCAATTAAAGCAACTAAGAGAAAATTATAAAATAGTTTTTGAATCAGACCAAGGTAAGCAAGTTATGTCTGATCTTGAAAAGAGATGCCACTATAATGTTACCACTAATGTAAGAGGTGATAGTCATGAAAGTGCATATATGGAGGGACAACGCAGCGTTCTTCTATTTATTAAAAACATGCTGCATAACGATAAACTAAAAGGAAAATAAATGTCAGAAGAAATACAGACAACTGAGGTAACTCAGCCTGTTGCAACTGAACCAACACAAACAACAACAGCAACAGTAACACCATCAACAACACAAACAACTCAACCATCATCTTGGAAAAGTTTTGTATCAGAACAATATAGAACAAATCCTAACATAGAAAAATTTACAGAAATTGATGCGTTAGCTAAAAGCTATATCAATGCTGTATCTATGATTGGTACAGATAAAATTCCATTACCAGGAAAGACTGCTACAGATGAACAATGGAGTGAAGTGTATAACAAATTAGGAAGACCAGAATCTCCTGATAAATATCAACTTGAGTTAAAAACAAATGTTACTCAAGTAGATGAAAGTCAAATTAAATCATTTGCACAACATGTTCACAAACTTGGTTTAAATAATAAACAAGCTCAAGGTATTCTAGAGTTTTATAAAAATACTTTAGAAGGCTCTGCAAAAGAAATGTCTGTAAACATGGAATATGCACAAGAGCAGTCTGCTAATGAACTTAGACAAGAATGGGGAAGAAATTATGAATCCAATCTTAAAAAGGCAGGAGCAATTGCAAAAACTTATTTAGATCCACAATTACTTGATACTCAATTAAAAGATGGAACTAGACTAGGTGATAATCCAAACATTATTAAAGCATTTGCTAATATTGCTAATCTTCTTTCTGAGGATAAGATAATAGGTGCAGAAGGAGATAATGTTCTTCAATCAAGAGATATTGAATCTGAAATATCTGAATTAACATCAGATAAACAGGGAGCATATTGGAACAGAATGCATCCAAATCATACAAAAGTAGTTAATCAAGTATT